CCTCCTTTATTTACTTATGGCTACAGTTGAAACTATATTACTTCGTGTAAGAGATATTTTAGGCGATCCAGATAAGACGCGCTGGACCGACGACTCTCTTATCCGCAGACTAAATGAAGGTTTAGTTGATATAGCTAAAAAGACTGAAGTCTTTAAAGATTCTATTTCTATTCAAATAGTTAAAGGTAAACATTTTTACGAACTTCCTGATGATTTTGTTCTAATAAAAGGTGTCCTATTTGCACAGGAGCCTTTACCTGTTTATTCTGCACAACAAATGGTACGTCTATTTGGTAATGATTGGCGCATGCACACGACTACAAGCGAACCTTTAGCTTGCATTACAGACAGACAAGATGCTAAGACTATCCGTATTTATCCTCGTCCTTATATAGACGATTTATATGATCTTTATAATTTTACTCCAGATCCTTACGGCATAGAAGACGCTATTACAGATTACGTTTTTGATACTAACGTTGGATTAATTGGCGACATCTTCGATATTAATTTGCTAGACGTAGATTTAGATACTTTTGGTATTATAGCAGACGCATTAGAGGGTGACTTCATTACTATAGAATACATAAGAAGACCCATTGAAATTACTACAATAAATCAAACACCTGAGTTACCCCCTGCTTATAATACCGCTTTAGTTCGATATATAGCTGGTACTGCTTTAAGAGACGATACAGATACGCAGAATAGGGCTATGGGTAACGAGGAGCTAATTATCTATCAAAACGAGTTAAATGATATTAAAAGCATGGGACTACATTCTAATACTTCTGCTGCGCACAATAATACTTCTGAATATAGAGGCATGGGCGAATGAGAATAACTACTTTTGATGGTGGCTTAAATACTAGAGTAGATTCTCATCTTATTAAAGTCAATGAGGCGAGAGAACTAATTAACGTAGATACAGATAAAGCTACACTAACTCCTATTAAAGATAAACTGTTAGTTAGCGAAACTTCTGGTAAGTATGGGTATTATTTCTCTTCTTTAGGACAATGGTTTTTTGACACTGCGCCTGCTGACTATATTGAATACAAAGATATTTTATATAAAACAGACAGAGTCGGCCTTCCTAAGAAAATAATAGGAGGAACTGAATACGACTTAGGTATAGAAGCTCCAATAAGCGGCACTATAACAACAGCCACTTCTGCTCCTAATCCAGTTTCTAGAGTGGATTTCACTAGTTCTAATACTGGAGGTTCTGATCTTCCTACGGGTACTTATGAATATAAGATTATTAATAGAGATTCTACAACTTTACTAGAATCTACTTCGTATTTCGAAACGCCTACTAATGAAGCTACAGCTAAACCCGATGTAAATCAAACGGTAAGCAAAAACACTTCTGGTACTACTATTGCAGGAATTAAATATACGAACTATCTTTCTGGCACAGTTACGTCAGGTGACAATGAAATAGACATAGATGTCAATGATACTCATGCAGATGAAATAAAGGTATTCCGACGTTTTGATGGTACATGGAGAGAGGTAACTGCAGGTTTTGTGTCTATGCCTGCTACTATTACAGATAATGTGTATGACATATCAGCTAAAGCTGCATTAGATGAAGATAGATTTATTACTGGCACTATTACTTACGCAATAACTAACTATGATTCTGTTAGAGGAGTAGAGTCTGCGCCTATTTTAACTAGCGAAGTCGAAGTAAGTAAAGGACAAATCACTTTAACTAATATACCCGTTTCTGCCAATACTTTAGTTGATAAGAAAAGAATTTACAGAATAGGGGGCAATTTAACTTCTTACAGTTTAGTAGCTACGATAGATAATGCAGCTACATCTTTTACTGATAGTATAGCTGATACTGATATAATAGGAACTATATTAAGTACAGTAGATAACGATCCTGCTCCAACAGGATTAAGATACTTAAAAGAATCTTATTCAATGTTATTTGGAGCGCTAGAAGATAAACTTCGCTTTACGCCAATAGGTAAACCTGATGCATGGCCAGAAGAATATTTTTTAGACTTTCCTGCTACTATTACAGGTATAAGCAAAACCGCTATAGGCTTGTTAGTCCATACTTATTACACTACGTTCCTTATAACCGGCACAGGTCCTACTTCTTTCGTACAACAGCCGTTGGCGAACGATCAAGGCTGTATTTCTCACGATTCTATACAAGAAACTAAAGATACTGCTATATGGGCAAGTACAGATGGGATATGCATTTCAGATGGTTCGGATGTAAAGGTTATTTCAAGAGACAAATTAGGAAAGTTAGCTTTATCTGTAAGTAATTCTACTTTATTTGACCAAGTTTATAGACTACACTTAACGGACGGCTTAACTTTAGCTTTAGATTTTGAGAGAGGTATATTTAAGAGGTTTAGATATGGTGTAGATAGTTTAGCTATTGCTAATGATGAGTTGTATGGAATAGACTTAAACAATGATTTATACAAGTTAGAAGCTAGCGAATTGTTAACTACTCTAGAGTACAAATCTCCTAATTTTGCTAGCGGTTCTTATACAGTAGAAAAAGCTTTTACTGATGTTAAATTTCATGTTATAGGTTCTGCAGAAATTAGTGTTTATATCGATGATACTTTAGCTTTAACTCAAACTAAACTTACTACTGGTATACACGAGTTAAAGCTGCCTGAAGCACAGAAACGAGGAGTTACGATATCTTTTGAGGTTAAAACTTCTGGAATAGTTCGTGAATTATCTTGGCCGGAGGCTAGCATTAATGGCTAATCAGACTATAATAAGCGTACCTACAAAATTCGAAGAATTTAAGCAAGTAAGGGCTTTTGCTATAAAACTAGTAGAACAATTAGATATCGTGTTAGGTTATAGAGGCAATGACGGGTATCAGACAGAAACTGATGCTGCGGATACAACTGAATTGACTTTAACTTCAATTGCTGCTACGGCATTTGCGCTAGAAGCAGAACTAGACGCAGTAGTTGCAAGAATAGATGCTACTGAAAACGATATAAATACTATTCAACAAGGTACAAGCATTTCGGATACTTCTTACACTGCACCTACACGTTCTGCAGGATATGTTCAAGCAGAAGCACAAGGTGTGGCAGATGATTTAGAAACAGTTTCGGATAAATTAGACACTTTGCTAGGCGTATTACGTTCTGCAGGCATTTTAACTTAAGGGTTAATTATGGCGTTAAAAATAAATGTAAATGTAGCTACACGAGATGGAGTGACGGATAATCCGGATATTATTAATACCCTATACCCACGGTTACTGAGGTACAAAATCCTATGAGTTATTATAAACCACTAGCCGCTAATTTTTTAGAATTAGCTCAATTAGAAATATACAAAACTTACGGCCATCGAACTACTATTAATAGAAAGACTCTACGAAAGTATGGCAGGAGCACCGACGTAGGTACAACAGAAATAGATATAAATAGTTGGAATGTTACGGCTACTCCCACTGAAACTTTACCTTCTACTAATGCAATAGATTCTATTAGTAGTAGTAATGCTGCAGATACTGCAGTTGTTGTATATATTGAAGGTATGACAATTTCTAGTGGAGTATTAACTTTTGTGTCTCAAACAAAAACACTTAATGGCCAAAGTAAAGTTACATTAGATACTCCTTTAGCTAGATGTACTAGAGTGAGATGCGCTGCGGTGGGTGATATTTATGTATATCAAGATTCTGCTATTACGGCAGGAGTACCTAATGATTTGTCTAAAGTGCACAATAAAGTGCTCGCGGCAGAAAACACTAGCTTAAAAGCAGGAACAAGTATAGCAAGTACCAATTATTTTATACTTACACATTATTGGGCCACTATGGGTAAAGCTGCAGGGTCCGCTGCAGTTGATGTGCGAGTTAAAATAGCTAATCTAGACGACGAAATTCTAGGTAATAATTTTTATACAGACGACATTTGGGCTGTAAGTCTAGACTCTCCTTTAGAACAGCTTGTACTGCCTTATGAAATAATTAAACCTAATAGCGATATTGTCATGACAGGAGTGGCTTCATCTGGCACTCAAGCAATAAATGCAGGTTTTATGGGATTTTTCGCTGATATAGTGAGCTAATATGACTAAAAGCACCGAGATTAAAAAATTACAAGAAACTATGCTAGCTTTAGACGAAAGTCAGAAAGTTGAAATGCACGTGGATCATTTCTTTTCAGACGGAGTATACGCAAGAGTTTGCACAATAGAACCAGGCTGTGCGGTAATAGGCAAAACACACAAAACAAACCATTTATCGGTTATTTTAGAAGGAACTATTACTATTAGCTCTAAATACGGGACAGCCTTATACAATGCACCGTATATAATTCACTCTATGGCAGGTGACAAGCGAGCAGTAATAGCTCATACTAAAGTTAAGTACATGACTATACATCCTACAGAAGAAACAAATATAGCTAAGCTTGAAGAAATGTTAGTAATTGACGATTCAAAGCAACAAGAAGTTATTGAGGAGCAGAAAAAATGTCTTTCGGAGTAGTCGCAACAGTAGTAGGAGCTGGCGCCGCTGTAGCAGGGGTATCTGAAGCTCGAAAAGGTCGGAAAGATGCGAAAAGAGCTGCTAAAAATGAGTTAGCTTTTGCTCAGCAACAATATGACGATTGGTTTGCAGCTTTTGGAGACATCCAACAAAATTTATCTAATTACTATCAAAATTTAACCCCTGCTTTTATTGAGTCGCAAGAATTGCAAGCATTTGAGCAAGAAAAAGCAGCCACGCTAGAAAACGTAAGGACAACTTTAGAGCAAAGAGGCATAAGTACTTCAGGTTTAGCTGGGGATATAGAGAAAGATATCGAGATATCTTCTGCAGCAGAAAGAGCAAAAATAAGGGCGGAAGCTCCTATGAAAGCAGCTACAGAACAGAGAGATTTTTTACAAGTAGGTTTAGGTCAAAATCCTGCAGGCAACCTTAGCACTGCTTTAGGACGACAAACAGAATTAACTGCACAAAGATCGCAGCAAGCTACAGCAGGAGCCGTGCAAGCTGTAGGCGGCGCTATAGATACCACTTTTAATCAATTAAGTAGCTTGCTAACTCCTAAACAAAGCACGCCTGCTCCTGTGCAGTTACCTGCAGCTACACCAATGCAAATAATGGAGTAATTATGACAACAGAAATATTTGGCGCAATTGCTCAAGGCATAGCAAGAAATACTAGCCCAGAGCGAGAAGCAGAAAGAGCTACAGCTCGACGCATTAAAGCAGAGCAAGAGGCTAAATTACAACGGATTAAAGCAACTTCTACTCCTGAAATGGTGCAGCTAGAAGCAGATGCTACTAAGCAAGAACTTTTAGCTTTGCGAGAAAAGAATAATCAATTAGTTAGAGGCTTTGTTAAGCAGCGCATGTTTGATTCTTTGGATCGTTATAGTAGCGATAATGATCCTAAGCATTTAACTAATATGTTAAGAGAATTTAAATCTCAAGGGCTTCCTACTGGACCTTTAGGCGATATTGTTAGATTTGATTCCTTAGCAGAGATCGATAGAACTATGTTAGAACAAACAGGTTACGATGCTGATGCAGTACTTAATTCGCCTGAGGCTAAAGAGACTTTAATGAGGGCTACTTTTGCAGATGGAACAACTAAATTATGGTCTGCAGACGGATTAAAAGCAGCTACAGGGTATGCAGATTATGCCGATAACAGAGAATTAGATCGACAATTAAAAAGGGCTAAGATAGTTAAACTGTTACAAAAAGGCCGAGCTGGAGGAAATACTAAAGATGAGCGAGAAGCTGCTAGACGAGTAGCAGAACGATTTCCAGAGTTAGAAGAAGGTTCTGCCGAATATGAATCAGCGTATAATAGAGAATTCGATAATATTATTGCTCGCAATAGACAAACTTCTGCTAGTAAACAAGAAGATGAAGTAGACGTGATTGTAGCTAACATAGATCGTATAGCTTCAGAGCGTTATGGCGCAGATTTCTTCGAGTTAGATATGTCTAAGCCACAAAACAGACGTGTATTTGAGCGTGAAATAGAGCGTATGGAGCGCATGGGTGAACTGGAATTAAGCGAATCAGAAAAGAAAAAGATTAGTTCTATAAAACAATTATTAGCCGTAGGTGGAACGGCATCGGAAGAAATATCAAATGAAGAAACAGGTATTATAGATAGATTTAGCAGAAAAATTAAAAAGTTTGTTAGCAATGAAGTAAGTGGCATAGAAGCAGAATCTGCTTATGCAGCATATAGAAACGTTTTAAGGAATGCTCTATACGGTTCTGTACTAACAGAAGGCGAGATGACAGCATTTAGAGAGCAGTTTGGAGACTTAGGACAACAAACAGGTCCCGTGTTAGCGCAGTTTAAAGTAGCTTTACAGCAATTACAAGGCGAATTAGAAGCCTTAGCTAATACAAATAATAGTTATGTAATGCACTTTAGATTAGGACGAGATGCTGAAGACTTGCAGGGTATGATAGATGGCATAGAAGAACGGTTAGAATTCTTGGATGAGTTTGAAAAAGACAAAAACGTAATTAAAGCACCTGCTAAACAAATTGACACTGGCTTAAGTGATGAAGACAGAGCTGCTTTAGATGCTATAGCTGCGGAGTAATTTAATGAAAACAGACCTAGAGACATTAAAAGATTCTTTTCACATGGGCTACGAAGCTTATTGGGAATCTCGTGTTGAAGCGGACGAAATATGGAATATGTACCATAATCGTCAGTGGACACAAGATCAATTAGCTATATTAGAAAACAGAGGGCAGCCGAAAGAAACTTTTAACATAATAAAACTCTTTGCTAGAATGTTAGTAGGATATTATTCTACTGTAGTTAACACTGTGCGGGCAGAGCCTACTCAAAATAATGACCAAACCATTGCTAGCTTAATGACAGATACTATAAACGCTGTTTTTAACCAAAATAGAATGGCCACAGAAGGCGATGAAGTAAAGCTATGTGGAATGATTGCAGGTTTAATGGCAGCACAAGTAACTCCTGTTTTTACAGGCAAAAGAGATACTTTTAATCGTCCTATTTATCGTATAGATATAAATCAGGTATATGATCACGAATTAGTTTTAGACCCTATGAGTAAAGATAGAAACTATGAAGATGCACGATTCTTACATAGATTTAAGTGGGTGCCCGCAGAAACAATTAGAAAAGTTTGGGGCCAAGCTAAGTTAGATAAGCTAACTGAGTACCATAACTTTTTAGAAGTAGAAGAAGCCGAATTTGAGTATAGCCACGGAGATCAATTTCAAGGACGTTATAGAGTATTTGACAACTATCTTATAGTTCATACTGTTATAGAAGATGACGACGGCAAGCGTTGGAATATTTTTTGGTCCGACGGAGTAGAGCTAGAGCGAAAAGAAATTACTTACAAGGAAGTAAAATGGCCTTATAGAGTAGTAAAATTACATTCTTCTAGTTATACGGAATATTATGGTATTTTTAGGGAAGTTAAAGAGTCACAAAAAGCTATCAATCAAGCTTTAGTTAAACTTCAATTAATGGTTAATACACAAAAAGCTTTTGTAGAATCTACGGCATTGGCTGGAGACATTAACGACTTCACAGATGCTTTTAACAGAGTTAATGGAGTTATTCAAGTTAAGTCATTAAAAGGAGTTAAAGTAGAAAATTTAGCTCGTGAAGCACTAGAACAATATGCAGTTATAGACAGAGCATTTGACAGAATCCAAAGAATTCTTAGTGTTAATGATAGTTTTCTTGGTATGGCCTATGCTTCAGATTCGGGCAGAAAAGTTAAATTACAGCAAAACGCTACTGTAATGGCTTTGCGCTATTTAACTGTACGTATTGAAGCATTTTATGAGCTGTTAGGTAAAGATGTGGTTAACTTAGTTAAACAATATTTTACTGCTAATCAAGTTTTAAGACTTTCTGACGAAATAGTAGGAAGACGTTATATAGAGCTGAATAAACCTATGATGGTTTGGTCAGGGCAAATGGATGAAACAGGTCAGCCTATTATGAGACCTATATACGAGCAAGTATATAACCCGGAAACTAATGAGCCTGAAACAGACGACGAAGGTAATTTAGTTTTTGCTCCTGTTCCAGAAGAAGGTACTGAGATTGCTTTTACTGATTTTGACATTACTATAGAAAGCGTAGCATATAATGACGAAGATGAACGTACTCAGCTTATGCTAGAGCAAGTAATGTCTGGTAACGTAGGCCAAATGATGTCTCAAATAAATCCGGCAGGATTTTTCCGAATGAGTGCTCTAATGTTACGCACTTTTAAAACTAAGTATAGTCCAGAAGTTTCTAGAATACTACAAGAAACTGCTCAAATGCTAGGCGGAAACCCCCAAATGGAAGATGCTGCAGCTATGATAGCACAAAATACAGGGCAAGGAGACAACCGAGGATCTAACAGCCAAAGTTTAAAACTGCCTACTAATACTAATGAGGAAGCATAATGGCTTTTGACGAAGCAGCATTTAGACAAAAAGCAACTGCAGCAGGATTTTCTGAAGAGAAGATTTCTGCGTACATAGCAGAAAAAACTGCAACTAGTTCTGTTCCGGAAGTAGTTGAGCCAGAAATTAAACCTTTAGCTAAACCGACAGTTTCTTTCAATAAAGAAGGCGGATATTCTTTCTTTCCTGCTTTACCAGAAGATGAGGTAAGACAAATAGCTTCAGCCATCGGAGTAGATCCTTCTACTGAAGATGGGATAAATGCAACCTATTCTCAAGCACAACGCCAAAAGAATTGGCAAAGAAGTGGACAAGAGTTATTAACAGATCTACAAGAATTTAACAACGTAGCACGACCTTTTTCGGCTATTAAAAGTACTTACAATACTGCTGCGAATGCTGAATATGAGCAGATGAAACGCCAAAGCATAGAAAATATATTGTCTATGGCAGCAGACCGAGGATTACAAGCAGAATATAGAAACGGCGAATTTGTTGCTTACGACGAGCAGGGTAACCTACAAAAAATCACGCCCTCTTTCCTTCAATCTATAGGGGCAGAGAAATTTGAAACTGTAGGAGCAATCGCAGGCGCTGCTGCAGGTTTAAGGGCCCCTGTAGCTCATCCTTTGGCAAAGCTTGTTGCTGCCATGGCAGGAGGCGCAGCAGGAGCAGCTTTAGGAGAGTCTGTTGATTATTTAGCTTCTGCTGTAGAACTTCAAGAAGAGTTAGACGCTAAAGTAGCGGCAGAAAAAGCTATGGGAGCCGCAGCAATGGACGCCTTATTAACTGGAGGCATTGCTGCCGGAGGTAAAGTTTTAAGCAAATTAGGGGCAGCAGGCTGGAATTCCGCAAAGCACGCCTTTAGTTTAGTTAAAGATGGTAATACTGTAGGCGCTCACAAAGCATTAAAAGACGCTTTAGGTTATATTACAGATGAAGAAGCGCAAGAAATAGTGGCTAGATGGGAACGGCTACACCAACAAAAAGCACCAGGTAAAACAACGAAAGAAAAAGCTATTTCTATTCTTCCTCGTACAACTCCTGGAGGCGAGACAGTAGTTGCAGCTGCGGCCAGAGAAGATGCCAAAGCGGCAATTACTTTAAGAGCAGACTTAAACGCAAGGGCTCAAACAGTCTTAAATTTTGCAAAAAATCCTGCTGAAACAGGTGCCAATTTGCGCCAAGCTTTATCGGATTATACTACATCAGTAAGAAATGCCTATGCAGAAACTAAAGCTGCAGCAGATTTTGCCCCTAAAGGTTACGAATTTAATCTTGTAAACAAATCTCTAGTTCCTGCTTTAGAAGAAACTATAGAAGAAATTGCTGACCCTTCTGTAGTAGAAAAGTTGCAGCGAACTTTAATTCGAATAGAACAACGAACAGAAAGTAGGACTTTTCAAGACTTATTAGACTTAAGAGAAGCATTAAATGAATTTAAATATGCTAATAAAATAACTTCTAAGTCTAAATTTGTTGCAAATGAAGCTGTTACGGCAGCGCGGAATGAAGTAGACCAAGAAATTGCTAGAGTCGCAAAAAACACTAAAGAAGGCCAAGAATGGTTAAAGCAGTGGAAAGATGTTAATAAAGAGTATGGCCAATATAAAATGTTACAAAAGAATGCTTTATTTAATTTTGTTACCAAAAAGAGCAAAGGCATCAATGAGAAAGACATAGCTAAAGCTTTAGTGAAATATGGGCCGTCTATTGACGACACTTATACAGATGTTATGGCTAAAATACCTGCGAAAACTCGTGCTACTGTGGAGAATGAAATTATAGACGTATTAACGAATAAATTCGCTTCTGGAGAGACAGAAGGGTTTAAAGCTATCTCTTTTCCTGATTTAGCGCAAGAGTTGCAACTATATAAATTTAATTCACCTAAAGCTATTACTTTACAAAAAGCTGCGCAAAAGTTTGCGGAAGTATATAAAAACGATAAGTTATTGTTCCAAATGAATCCTCAATTGCAACATGGAGTAGGCCAAACTATAGCTACTACTATTGAAGGTAAAGCTAAAATGCAAATGGTCAATTCTATATGGCGTAGAATTAAAGATATTGTAGGCGGATCTAAAGCAGATGTAAACGCTTTAATTAACAAAACTGCAGAAGCTTTAGAAAATCCTTTAGATGCAAAAGCTGCTAAAAGAGTATTAGACGCTATTGGTGAAGATGAAGAATTAAAAGCTGCCTTTACCTCTCTACAAAAAGAAATGGCTAAAGAAGCTGCCGAAGGTAATGTAGGAAATAAAATAAAACTTTATCAGAAAGGCACTACAACTTATACTACTCCAGGCAGCGGAAGAAAAGAAATTAGCAGTATTCCAGCGCACAGAATGACAAGCGCAGACACTGTAGAAAATTTACTAGGACGAGAGATTAAACAAAGCTCAGATCTTAGTAAAACAGAAAAAGCCCTGCTTTTAAACCAAGGGTTTGTTGGATTAAGGTTAAAAGACGGCACAGTGCTACAGTTGAGGTAATCATGAGTGAGTTAGATCAGATCAGTCGTTTATTAGGTAATATAGAAGCTAAACAGGATGCAACTAGTCAAAGAGTAGATGCAATAAGCTCTAAATTAGGTGCATTGCATGATAATAACGAAGAAATAAGAAAAGAAGTAAAATTGGTTGCAGCGCGTTTAGACACAATAGAATCTGATTTAAAACTAAGGATTGAACCTTCTGTGGAAGAACTGCAGGATTTAAAACATAAAGGTATGGGAGTAGTAGCAGCTATGAGTGTGGTATTCACTGTTATCGGCTACGCTGCGTCTAAACTAATTAAACATTTTTTTCATGTGTGAGGTAACTTATGACAGAGCGAACTATAACTAAAGTATTAGCCGCCCAAGAGGATTTAGCTTTAGGGCAAGGTTCTACCGTACAGACTCGACAAGGAGTTAACACAACAGTCACATTAATGGATTTACCGTGGGTATATACAACAGTAGGCGAAATAGGTCTGTTAGATACAACGAAGTTAAAGCATTGCATGCTATCAAAAGATAATTATTTCACCTTCTATCGTTTTGATGCTGCCTCTGCTGAAATTGTAGATAATTATAACTTTATCGCTGCGCTAGGAGGCGGGCAATGGGTGCGTACGGCTATTACAGGCACAGAGCAAACTTTCGTTTCTGTAAGTGAGATGCAAAGCAATACAAATTTAGTTGTAGGAGATAGAGTAAAAACTCTAGGATATTACTCTGCTGGAGACGGAGGAGCAAACTCTTATGAAATAGTGGCCGCTGCAACAGGAACTGATGACGGCGGACGCTATATAGATTTAGTTACGCATCAAGCAAAAGGACTATTTCCTGATGGCAAAAGAAATGTGAGGCAATGGGGAGCAAAAGGAGATAATAGTGCGACTGATACAAGCTATCTTCAAGCAGCTATCAATGCTACGACTGCAACGGGAGCTGGATTACCCGCAGGCGCACTTACTTTAGATTGGTTAGATGGCACTTATTTAATTGATGCTTCTCTTACAGTTGACGGCACTTTTAACTGGATTGGGACAAGTAAAACAGGCACAGAAATTAAAGCGCTTGCAGGTGTCACGGAAATGATTTCTTTGCCTGATTCTGTGATAGGCGATACCTCGATTACACAAAGATCTTCTATTACCGGTATGCGGTTTATAGGCAATTCAATTGCAACGCATGGGATTAAAGGTTATACTAATAACTTTACTATGCGAGATTGCTATATAAACGCGACATTAACTTCTGCAATTGATATTAGTTATGGCTGGTCGATTGTATATGATAATGTGGAGATTTCCAATAATTCTGGTGACGGGATAACCGCGAGAGGTCAAGGCTCTAACAATTCAGTATCTATTACCCATTGTAAGATATTCAGCAATAGCGGTGTAGGAGTCATAGCGGGATCTTCAACAAATTCATTCACAATAGATTCCGGTACAACTATTGAATTGAACGCGAAAGGCGGTGTACTACTAACTAATGATTTAAGAAATTGTACAATAAGAGATAGTTATTTTGAATCAAACGCTAATACAGGCTACACGTTTACCACTCCGGCTGAAACTATTAAAGCCGATATTATAATTAATGGTGGAGGTACTACTAATCTAAGCTATGGTGCTCCTTGTGTTAACACTGTTATAGACAGTAATTATGTGGCTAGCGGAGGCGGTACTGCGTTTATTTATGCGACTGGAATGAACGGTGGGCGAGTATCTAATAATACATTACATAACTCTACAGCTTCGCTAATAGCCACTTATGGCAATGTGTCAGGTAATTTAACCTACGGCCAATTTAGTAACGTTAAAATATTCGGCAACAGCGGCTTTACTAAGAAATATACAGGAACCCACGACGGAAGTAATAATAGCGCTACGTTATCTGATTCTAGTGCATCCTTCCCAGTAGATTATTTAATAGGTTCTGTAGTTAAAAATGTCACTGACGATTCTTATAATTTAATTACAGATAATACTGCCACAACTGTTACTGCTTCTTTAGTAGGTGGGACAGATAATGATTGGGATACAGGAGATACCTATGAAATAGTTATACCTGAATTAAGAATCATGAATATGCCTTTAGCTGGCACTGGGGCTGTTTTAGACTCCGGAAGCGGTTTTGCTGGAATTGAATATGATGAAGCAGAAAAAATAGAACTTACTGAAGCAGATTTTAATAAATGGACATTAGTTTCTGGTAGCGGAGGAACCTGGCAAAGATCATCCACTGTTTTTGATTTGAATCCTAACGCTTTGGTTTGGGAAATAGAATATCTAAGTTCTGGCGAGTCTGGGCGGTTTGGGTTCCAAATTGATATGGATGATTACCCTAATTTGCAAGGAATGTTTGGCGAATTTGTGATATACGCAAAATCTCCTAATGATCCTTATATTAATACGTATGTTAATGGAGTCTCTGATACTCCAAGCGAATCGATTACCGACTGGATACCTTATAGAACTATATTTAGATTTCCTGTGAAAGGCGTAATGGATTTTTCTGTCACTAAGGTAGGTGCAAGTGGTACAGTACAATTTGCTTGCCCAGTTGTTAGAGAATTGGGAGGTATCACAAAAGAGTTGTGCGACGAGCGAAGCTTAAAAACCAACTTTTTAGGCACCGCAGCACCTACAGCAGGCACTTGGAAGAGAGGAGATAGAGTGTATAATACTACGCCTTCTGTAGATGGGAATAATATGGTCTTAGACCATTGGGTATGTACTGTTGCAGGCTCTCCTGGAACTTGGGTTGCTCAATATCTTTCAACAGTCAGCCCTGCTACTTAATATGAAAGCTATTTTAATTAGATATCTAAGGACCAACAAAGAAACTTTAGGCTGTTTAGTAATAAACGGCCATAAGTTTTTTGTCTTGGAGCCAACATGGAAAAACAATACTAGGAATGTGTCTTGTATACCACAAGGTTTCTACAAAGTTAATTATTTAGCTCGTTCTGCTTCGGGCAAATACCGAAACTGTTTTCACATTATGAAGGTAAAAAATAGGACTGGTATCTTAATACACAATGGTAATACAGCTAAACATACTAAAGGATGCTTTCTTTTAGGACTTAGAGTAGGCAAATTAGCAGGACAAAATGCAGTATTAAATAGCCGCAGTGCTATGCGAAAATTGAATGAAATTACTAAGAGAAAACAATTTGAATTGGAGGTAATCGATGAGTTGGTTAGTTGATATACTTGCAGGTCCTGGAGCCGCCGGGATAACAGGATTGGTTGGAGGCGTAATAACTAAGTTTACTGAGTTAAAGGCACAGCGAGAAAAATACGCCTTCGACTCTAAAATGCGTGAACTGGATATTGAAGAAGCTAAACTAGAACGCGAACATGAACTAGATTTAGTTGACAAACAAATAGACAAAGCAGAAGTTGAAGGCGCTATCCGTATTAATGAAGGAGAACTTGCTGCATTTACAGTCTCCCAAGAGCACGGCAACAAGGTAGAAGGTCTACTAAAGTTTGTGCGTCCTGCAGTAACTTCTTACTTATTACTTGCAGTAACTGCACTTTTTGCCCAAGTATGGGTAGCAGTAGGCGGATTAGAGGCTTTCGATAAAACAGAATTAGTTGTTATGCTTAAAGATATGGTAGCTGCATCTTTATACTTAACTGTGTTGGCTGTAGGGTGGTGGTTTGGTTCTAGAGGAGGTAATTTATTTAAGTCCAAGTGAACGTTTAACTTTATTAAATTCTTTTTCAAACATTTCATAGGAGTCGCACCAGAAAGCGACTCCATTATTTTTAAGATATAAGTTTAATTTATATTCTTGTAGTTCTCTAGGCACGTCATCGTCTTTAACTTCTATAGCGAAGAATTTGCCATTAGGCGCACAACAAACTATATCTGCATGGCCTGCTTTATTAGCAACGACAATCTTAATGACTACAAAACCTAAAGATTCTAAATACTTTAGGATTTTAGCCTGAAGCTTAGCTTCCGCCACTAGTAGCCTTCTCTAAAAGATTTAAATACGGGAAAACGAGGTTTATTATCTTTAGTTACTTCTTGGTATTTAAAAGTAACTGTTGAACCAAGAAGACTTTCTTTGTTCGCCCATATCTTATCTCGCTGTTCTTGATTAAATCCAGAACCTAAATCGAATTCCTCTCCTTTCCAATCCATTACCAATGCGCCTAAGGTATTACCTCCAAACATATTCTCTTGTTTGTTTGTAGTAGTATCTGCGTTGTGCATTAGTTCTTTGTAATCAACTATGATAGCTTCACTTTCAAAAAACTGCTTTAGCTTCATTAAATAGCCTTCTTTTAAAGTGCTCCGTCCAAACTTATATGGACCTAATAAACTTCGTACCATCGCGCCCTCATAGCCTTTTGCGATAAAACTATCCCATAAACTTAACAATTGCGTAGAATTTTCTACCCAATATTGATCTACAGCAGAAATGCGCGGACTTTGTATTGTTCGAATAATACTAGTAACCTGCTCTATTCTTTTAGAAAAAGGCGCTTCTGCGATAATATCAAAAACATTATACGTAAAATCACAAGCTCCTTTAGCACTCATTATGCTACTTTGAACTTTATTAAAACCTCCGTTAACCATGAGCTCTCCGTCAAAAGTAGGTAAGGCTAATTTACTTAATTCTTGGCAGACAAATTCATTAGGTACTTTGTTCCATACTTTATTTTTACGATTAAACGTATGCGGTATTCCATTTAACATTACACATCTAATACCATCTAATTTAGGAGAAACAAATACAGGGTAATTAATAGTGTCTAAAGCAGGTACTTTACTATAAGCTAGCATTGGCTGTTTAATCATAGTTCTATCCTTTCAAATACAGAGTCAACAAAGTTGGTTTTATTCACTGACACAGTGTGATAAGCTTGTTCAGATATAGCTTTCTCTACAACTAAATAATGTACTGTAATAGCTTCTTTGCGCTTAAAATTTGCTTGTCTTGCACGCCGTTGCGTGTGTTTAGCTGTGCTAAAATCTTGGCTATATACAATTAAATGTTTATATTTACTTAGGTCTACTCCTTCTGCATAAGAAGTACCTTGCAATATTTCAGCATTGGCGAATATTTTCCTCAGCTTTTCTCCTTCGGCTATGTAGTGATAAAAGATAACCATATCATTAGTATCGCCCCATTCTCTTATGATATAGTCTATCTTTTCAGTATTGTCTAGCACGATATATTTATCTTCTATTTTAGCTACACCTCCTTCTAACATGTGAAGACTTACGCGCAATTTCATTGGCGTATCGCAAACAAGCATCTCTCCTTCCATTTCAGCAAGACGTTTTTTCATTAAATCATTATAAAGCTGTTTAGTGGCTTTCTTAAGAGTTATATAATGAAGTTTATCTTCTGGCTCGTGCTCGAACCCTAATTCTCGTCTAGTGGCTGTTATAAATAAATGGTTAGTTTCTTGTCTAATTAGTTCCTCTTTAGTTTTAGTATAGGTTTCCTTCATTTGGCCCTGAATCCATATCTTATTAGGCACTCCATAATCTTTAAACCATTTGTAAAAGTTTATATAATCAACCCAAGGAGACCATGAACTAAGCGCTAATTGATGGAATAACTGCTGATAGCCTTGTGCATGAGGCGTAGCAGAGATATAGATAAGAGGCAAATTCTTAGTTAAAGGCTTAATCGTCTTCCATAAACCTGAAGGCTTGGGAGAAGAAGCTATATAATTATGTGCTTCATCTAAAATTACAAGATCTAAGTCTTTACCATTTACTTTTTTAGCTTGATGATAATTAGTTACTGTATATTGCTTAGTATGTTTAAACTTTTTCAAGGTATCACGCCAACCGTCTAAAGCCTTTTTCTTAGTAACTACTAAGACTCTATTTACTGTAGTACATTTCTCTGCAACTAATATAGAAGCTAACGTTTTACCTGTTCGCTCTTCTGCAGCTAAATAAACAAGAGCATTTGCCTTTAATACAGCAAACGCTCTTTCTGCCATTCGAATTTGGGATTCTCTAGGCTTCATTAATAGTACTCGTTCATTACTGCATTAGCTATATCTATAGGTTTCGGCGGCCTCAAACAACTTTCTAGTAGTTTACGCTCATCTCGTAATATTTTTAGCTCCGCTTCTAACTTAGATATTCTATCGTTACGATAACGTATTTTATTTTGCACTTCTTTTTCAACACTCATTAAGATTCTCCTTTGACAAATTTGCACTCGTTATAGAATGAGCAATACTTAGGACTACACAAATAGTATTTAGGATTACCCCTAAACAAAATATCAGGATCTACTATATCTTCATTATACACTTCCAAAGTATCTAATAAAGTGTTAACAGTAGATTTAGCTTGAGGCACATCTATTGCTGCAGGAATTACTGTTCCTTCTGGAACTTTCTTTAAAACTACTCCATGAATCTGATTTTCTTTGACGTTTACGCCATTCTTCTCAGCTAAAAACTTATAAATAGACTGCTGTGTTTTGTAATTAGCTACTGTAGGCTTACGTTTAGTAGTTTTTAAATCTGCTATGATGCCGTCAGCTATATAATCAACCGTGCCACTAACTGCAGAAACTATAGGATGGCCTTCTAACTCTACTGTAAACCGCTTTTCAACCCCAGTAGGTATAGATACCCAAGGCACGACGTCTTCTACAAACGCTTCGGTACCTTTGACTATTTCGACTGCCGCAGTATTTTTATTTTCGTCTTTATCATACATCAAACCTTTTTGCTCTTCTTCTGAATACGCCTCCATGGCCGCATCTGTCAACTCAGACATATTAGAATCTTTAGATCTAGTCTTCATGGCGTTATTCCATAAAACTTCTGCAGCTTTATGTATAGCTGTGCCTATAGCTGCACGGGCGCCTGGTATAGAGGTACGCCCTTTGATAAATACTTGATACCATTGCTGCGGACACTGTAAAAAAGCGTCCACAGAAGAAGGCCTAATAATTATCTTACTCATTTGAAGTTCCTTTAGTCTGCAGTTTAAAATCAAATTTAGGTTTAGCTGCGGCCATAGCAACCACTTCTACTTTTTGCGGTTCTGGTACAACAATTTCTTTATTGAAATATTGCTGCATAATAGTGGCATACAAATTTTTAACTTTTTGCTCAGTTTGCTTTTTAGTGCCATTGTTGTCAAATACTATATCAGCTAAACTTGCATGCACAGTGCAAGAACTTTCAGGTTCAGGCTCACAATGCTCACTACGATCTACCCAAACAACGCAATGGAAATGCTGTTTAGAGGCCTCAAATTCTTCTATATTGCGCATGCCACAATAAATATCGTTAGTTCGCAATATTGCTCTAGTTAACCTATCTCTATGAGGTATGTTGAACTGCGTAATTTGTTCAAACCAATAGGCGCGCTTTTCTTGACTACTTCTACGATCATTAAAACACTCTTCTGCATCTTTATATGCATATTTGTCTTTCATGAGTGGAAAGAGAATTTCTTCTGCGCAAAACATAGAACTAGAAGTAAAACTAAAACCAAAATGTTTAGCTAATAATTCGCACACAAAATCTTTACCGTGCTCTTTATAGCCTAAAACTAAAATATTAGGTAAGTGTGAATTATTCATGTATGTACCTCGAATTTAATGGGATTTGCTGGATGGTAATCAATAAGTTCAAATTCGTCTGGAGTAAATGTAGTGCATTTAGTTCCAGCTAATATCTTGTATTTTGGAGAATAAGGGGCTTGGAACGATTGCCTACAATATTGCATAGCTGCTTCTGCGTGATTGGAATATATATGTGTATCACCTAACATCATAGTAATCTTGCCCGGCTTTAGCCCTACTTCAGCAGCTAAAGTTATATTCCATATTGCTGCTAAGATAATATCTGAAGGTAAACCGACCATTACATCTACAGATCGCTGATACCATATCATTTCAAGTCTATTAGTATCCGCATTAACATACCATTGGTACAATAAATGACAACAAGGCAAAGACAATTCAGCTAAAGCGTGAGGTCTCCAACCAGAGATCAACATCCTACGATCCGCAGGATTAGTTTTAAGTGTCTCTATTAGTTTAGCTAACTGATCATAGCCCTCGAAATTCCTCCAAGTGTTGCCGTAGTCCACTTTAATTGAACCATCTTTATTAGCCCACTGCCTCCAATAGTTACAGCCAAACTTTTCAAAGTCTTCTAATTTGTCTACTCCATGAATAAAAGCAGCGAATTCTCCTAATACTCCTTTATAATACATTTTACGCCCTGTTAAAATAGGAAAGATTCCTTGCTCTAGTTCTCTTATCTCTAAAGTTTCGCCGAAAAGAGAAAAAGTAGGGTAATTTCTAGTTTCTCTGCGAACTCCTTTACGCTTAATTTTGTCTATAAGACTAATATAATCTAATTCAAATTGACTTGGCATTTAGGCCTCCGTACTGTATATAGTTTTACCTGATTCTATTTCACCCCAATTAAAACCGACAGATACTTCTACCGGCATTGGTATATCTTTAATTCGGGCCATTTTACTTGCTTCACTCCACGCATCTTTCATTGCTTCTGCTAAACGTGCACAAACAGTTTTGTACGCAGATTCGTCGTTATCCATTTCAATAATGTAAGAATCGTGCACGAAATTAACTAATTTAGCATCAGTAGCTATAAGATCATCATACATATAGTGTAAAGCTAATTTAGCCACGTCTGCTCCAAAACCTTGATTTTCAATATTAAGATGATCAGTCATTAAACGGCCTTTGTACTGCCGACCAAAAGGAGTAGAACCTAATCTACCTTTCTTATGCTCTTTAATGCCGTTTTCTTGCCATGCTGCGATGCCTGCAAACAAGCGTTTCCATTTCCGCATCATTGTTCGTACTGCTTCTACTTCATGCCATTGATTAGCTTGCATTAGTAGAATTTGCTGTAGCATGGGCGCACCTCCGCCGTATAGCGCGTTAAAGTTAATTGTCTTAGTTGTCTGTCTATTATCTTTAGTCCAATTAGGCCCAAAAAACTTTTCGGCTACAATACCGTGCGCATCTTCTTTGTTATAAAAGAATTGGCATAAAGCTACATCGCCAGTTATAGCCGCAATTGTTCTTAACTCTAATTGAGCATAATCAGAGAAAATTAGCACCTTGTCTTCAGACACTCCAAAACAACCTTTCAAAGCTCTAGGCAACTGCTGTAAATTTTGGTCCGAACAAGAGAAGCGCCCAGATCGTGTAGAAGGAGCAAAGCGACCGTATATTCTACCTTCTTCAGTGTCAAATTTCTTAATAAAAGAATTTTGTTTCAACAACGATCTAACTCTACGTACTTGTGCAGCTTTTTCATTGCCAAACATAGCTAATCTAGCTAATCCTTTTGCGTCTGATTCATCCGAACCGATATAAGGTCTAACTTGTTTATAGCTATTAGCGTTAATTGGAAGCGCTTCATAGTCTATATCTATTAGATTCTGTTTTAGTTTAGCGTCTAGTTTATCTCTGTCTACTGCTAAACCATTACATTGAAAATCTAATGCACGTCGTAATGCTCTCATATCTATTTTATAAGATAAGCTATTTTCGCAATGCTTGACTTTATCATAAAGATAAAATAAATAATAGACATCTATTGCAGCATAGAGTAATTTCTGTTCGTCTAAGAATTTCCAATCTGCTTTATGCATATCTGCTTTAATAATATTAGCTTCAGCGTAAGGATCGCCATCATAAACTAAAGCAATTAGTTCATCTAAACTGTATTTGTCTAAATGAGGAAAGGCCAATCTAGCGAGCAAGAAAGTATCGCTAAACGTTTTAGGTACCCAACGAGAACCTGTTTGGGTTTGTATGGTGCTAATATCGTAAGAAGCATATTGCATTACAATATTAGTTTTATTGAAATTATTTAATAAAAGGAACAAGTCAAATATTGGCGGGTCTATCACTATCAAAGCTTGCTTCCAATGCCGTTGATAAAATTGAGCTAGCTTAATATGTCCATATTTACCAATAGTTTCAGTATCGAATGCAAGGTCTTCAGAAGGGTTTATTGCGGCTTGTACTTCATCTAAATTAACTGTTTTATAGATTGACATATCTTTATCCTATTTGGTTAAAAAGAGCCCACAACAAGCATAATGCGGGCTATAGTTGGCACTTCTTATTATTAATCTAAGCGAGGTTTGTCTATCGTAGCAGTTTCAGTTACTTCGTCATCAACTACTGCACCCATGTCGCCAGTACCTTCGAAAGCTTCTTCTACTTCAGCATCTTCAATAGCGTCAAAGCCTTCGCCAACGAATTCTACAAACTTAGTTAATTGCACTTTATTTAGATAAAAAGTAACACCAGAATTAACTATTTTGTTGCCACTTCTATCCGTTGTAGTATATATAGCCATAACGCCACCAAGTCTGCCTCTACTTCCGTTAGCAATCTTCTTATCGCCCAAGAGAACTTCAGCGCCTTTAGCGTTAAATACTTTAACAGTTTTAGGCTTGCCGTCTTTAAACGTAGTGCCAGTTTTGAAAACCACAATAACTTTTCCTGTTTCTTCATAAATAGGATCGCCATTCTCGTCCTTATTTCCTGTAGGTACCCTATGAGGATATAACCCCATAGAATCTGCTTCGGCTTTTTTGAACGCTTTTGGTTTATTAGTATTCCAAAAGTCTTTGACCATAGCAACAAATTCTGAGTGTGCTTGCTTTTCTAGGTCAAGTACCATAGAAGCTTTATACTTCATATTACCGTTTAAGTCTTCAGAGCCTTCGCCAGAAATAATAACCCATTCTAGGTCACCAATAGGAGTATCTACAAGTATAGAGGGATTTTTCGACATAATATGATATTACCTTTAAGATTAAGTTGATTTAATAAATTAGATTCTATAATACAACGTATAGCTAAAAATTAACAATAACTTTTAGCTATACTAATCACATTTCTTATAACTTAAGCTGCAGCTTCAGCCATATTGTCTAATTCTTCAGCAGAGTAAGCTAAAGCTTCTTCTAACGTGTCAGCACCTAAAGGATGGGGTACAACTTCAGTGCGTTCTGCTTCGATAGCTTCTAACTTTTCAGCAAGATCAGAAGGATCGACATCACCAGAAGCTACACCATCAAGCAACTCTTCACGAGCTTTTTTAGCGTCACGTTGTTTTTTAGTCCAAATTGATTGGCCTGCTTTACTCATAGAGTTGTATCCAGAAGCAGAACTTGACTTAGTTCCGAATTCTACATGAGAAAGAGGTAGCCATTGCTTGAAAAATCCACAACGAATGTGAGTAACAACACCTTCTTCATTTTTATGGACAGTAGTAGCAGAAGAACCAGCAGATTTAGCCGAACACATTTCAACCACTTCATCCAAAATATCTGAAACAGTTTTATCTTGATTAGCTTGTAAAAAAGATACTAGGCTTGTATAAGCTTTTTTAATTGACATTATTAATCCTCATTTGATTGGTTAAGTTTGATTCACACATTAGATTTAATTATAGTTTAAATATTCTAACTTGTGTTAACTTTTAATAGATTTATTAAGACTAAATTTAGCCGTTTCTTATAACTAAAAGTTATTTCATTTTTGCAACAATATCTAGTATAATATAATCTTTAATAAATTCAGTTATATGGAGACCAAACATGGCGGATATTCACGAATTAACTAAACAACAAGCAGGCACCTTTTATACAATTTCATTTGAATTTTTAAATGATAGAAGCAAAAAACGCTATACATATAAAGTAGAAAATGAAACTTATGTTGAAGTAGGCGACTTGGTAGTTGTTGAAACTGTTACAGGGTATAAATTAGGCTGTGCTAAAGAAGTGCACGCTTCACCTAAAATAGATTACAAAGCTCCTTATGAATATAAGTGGATTGTAGGTGCAATTAGCCCAGAAAAATTCTTAGAGCAACGACATAAAGAACACAGACAAATGAAAGAATTAAAGAAAACCGATAAGCAAAAATCAAGGGTTTAATTATGCGTATGTGGATGTTACCGCCAGAAATCATGTGCAGAAAGCACTTACTAGGCGAGCATGTTGAATGTCACATGATTAACGGCGCGCTGAATAAGCAAAAGTCTTTAGAAGGTCATGCAGTATTAAATCAGTTGCAAATAAGCCAATTAGCTGCACGTCACGAAGAGTTAGCACGCGAAATGATCAGGCGTGGTTATAATCATGATTCTGACTTATTAGTTGCAGATAGTTCTTATTTATCGAGATTTACTCAACTAGCTACGGTTAACAAAGAAGCTGCACTAAATGATCTAATAACTCGTTGTCCCGAGTGCAAGGAACGGTATGAAAACTTCAAGAGCTAAGCGTAAACTAGTTGTTGAAAATACTTTAGCTAAGGCATATCAGTTACAACAAACTGGTGTGCCTATTACTCGTATTATAAAACAATTAGGCTTGCATATTTCTAGACCTCATTTAACCAATTTATTACATTACTATGATATTTATATTTCTTTGTCCGATCCTGAGCAAAAGCTAATTTTATATATGTCCTTATTTCCTCCTTGGTTAGATAACGACTATATAAAGATTCAACCTAACTCGTGGTATTACGAAGGCTTTTTTCCTTGGGGACTTTGGAAACGTGATTAAAACAATACAACCATTCATAGATTTAAACTGGCACACTGTACCGTTAAAAGGCGAGTTAAAGCGTCAATCTAACGGTAAAAAGACTTTACCTATATTTGATAAAAATTGGCGCGAAATTTATTCTAAAGAACGAAATACAAAAGACTCTCCTTTAGGTGGTGTATTAACAGGCAAGCTATCTAATATAATTGCTATAGATTGTGATAACGCTATAACGTTTAGTTTATTTCAGTCCTTAGATCCTAACTATAATTTCCGCTTTATGAGTAAAGGCAAAACTGATTCTAACGGAAATGAAAAGATTTGCGGCACTATTATATACAAATATCCTGAAGAAGAGCTAGAGAATTTTATAGTTAAAAATAATGTTATAGAGTTAGATTTCTACGCAAATGGTGGCTTTGTCTATTTACCAACAGAAGCAAATGAGACTAAACACGATTTTGAATTGTGTGAATTAAAGCAACCTCCTGCTGAAGTTATAGCTTTGTTAAAGTCTATTCAGCCTGTTGTCCTAACTAGAGATGAAGCTAAACTAGAAGACAAAATGTGGTCTTATAATTTAGCTCCACAAGTCAGAAGCTTTTTAGCTAAAAAGAAAGTAGATCCTAAGCTATTTGGTTTTTTAACGCCTAAAGATTTTCGTGACATACAAGAATATAAAGCTAAAGGTTATTTGCATCCTGAAGAAGTGCCAGAAGGTCGCGGCTCTGAATACTTATCTAAAGTAAGCGCCATTTTAGGCGCAGATAATTCTATTGATATTGAGTTGTATTACGAATGCATGGAACTAATTAATGAGATGTTTGAAGAGCCTATGTTAAAGAAAAGGCTGCAAACAACTATCTTAGATCCTATGGCAGAAGAACGTGCTAATATAGACGGCAAACCTATTTGGCAATACGATGAAAATTGGCAAGATGGTAAGCTTCAATTATTAACTAAAAGAAATGAAGTTGTAGATTTATTCTTTGATCCACAACGATGTTCTTATTATTTTGCAGATATTTTTAGAGGTAGAGTTAAACAATTTGAAAGGCCCGACGACTTCGCCGCTTATATTGCAACTACTTGCGTAGAAGCACCGCCTAAAAAAGCTATGCAAAGTTTAGTTCCTTTAGTTGATGTAGTTAGCACTCCAGCTAAAGATTTTGGATTTTTTATTAAGAATGAAGAAACTGCGTTTAATTCTTTTTATCCTACAGAAGCACTACAAGTATTTAAAGAACCTTTAACGCACAAGTCTAAATATAGTAAGCCTACATATATACTTAACTTTTTAAAGAGTTTAATTCCAGATAATTATAATAGAAATTATCTACTCAAGTTTATAAAACGTAAACTAACTTATTTCGATTATTCTCCTACAGTACTTTATTTTCTTGGTGTGCCTGGTGCAGGTAAAGACACATTTGTACATTTGATGGAGAAAATAATCGGCGGCCCGTCTTTAGCTAGACCTACAGTAAAAGAGTTTTTAGAAAAGTATAACAACTATCTGCTAGATACTTATTTTGTGCAACTCGATGAGTATGGTAATCAGCTAACTAAGTTTGACGAAAAAGAAAACGTTATAGGCAAAATTAAAGCTTATACGGGTAAGCCGGAAGTGTCTATTCGTAAGATGCGCACTGACCCTTTTCAATATGAGCATCGTGTCACTTTCATTATGACTGCGAATAAAAACCCGCTTTTTATAGAAGGCGAAGACAGACGTTTTGCTCTTTTTAATTGTCCTAATGTGTTAAAAGATGAACTATGGGTGCAAGAAGCAGGCGGCTTGTCTCTTATTCATAAACAAATGGATAAAGAAATAGTTGATTTTTGTTACTATTTAGCTACTGAAGTAGAAATGTTATCTGCAGATGCTTATCAGACTCCGCCAAATACAGAAGATAAAAAACGCTTAATAGCATCTAAATTCGGCGCTGCACAAAAGATAGCTTTCTTATTAGCTAATAGAATGTTTAAAGATTTCGAAGAGTTGTGCACAACACACGACTTACCAAACGTGCTTAGTACAGCTGCAGAAGGCAAACTCCATGAAAGTGACTTGTTCGACTTGTACTATGAAATGACGGAAGGCAAAGGCACAAAACGAGGATTAACTGTAGGAATGAAAGATTTTAATAAAGTGCCTACCACAAGAAACGGACAAAAGGCCTATTTCTATGAAATAGCGGGTTTAATGAAATATTCGGTGGAATAGCTATGTTATTATTACATATACAAGAATGTGACAACGGTTGGCACTTGAAAGAAGAGTGGCAAGACGAAGCGGAAGTATTAGAAGTCGTTAGACATTTAGTTTGTTCTGACTTTGAAGATTTAGTTAGATATTTAGCGGATGTCTACGATATTAAAAAGACCGAAACTAATAAAGTAGTTAAATTAGTTAAGGAGATTAAAGATGAGCCAAAGTGAACTAAGAGAAGATTTGTATTGTCCTGAATGTGCTAACAAAGGTATGAGGACAACTGCAGATAAAACCGAATCAGGTAGAACTAGGTATAGATGCCCTTCTTGCGGATTTAGAACAGTTAAAGTTATTTACACTAAACCACAAATACTACCTAAAACTCGTGTAACAGAAATAAAAAGGAAACGCAGATTCTTAATAACTAGTGCGGTTAATGATACGCCAGTAGTTGCAGATGCGCATAAAACTTGGCTTAAAATAGCAAGAGAGTTAAACGCTTGTTATTTAGTTATTCCCGGAGTGTACAAAAACCCTGACTTAAAGCATCAAGGCATTATTAAGCAATATACTTGGCCTAAAGAAATATTACCTTATATTTGTAATGTAGATATCGAGCTAAATGAGAATTTAGTTATTCGCGGGGAAACTAGAATACAGTATACAGCGATTAATCCTTTAGAAGGAATGAATCACGCAGGCGACATGAAATCTGAAATATATGGGCATCCTCAAGTTGCAATGGAAATGGTGGCAACTCCACATAATCACTATCCTAAAATGTTACATACTACTGGTTCTGTGTCTGCGCCTAACTATGGAGGATCTAAGAAAGCTAAAAAAGCAGAGTTCCACCACTCTATTAGTGCGTTATTCATAGAAGTTGAAGGCAAGAAGTTTTGGACGCATGAAGTACACTTTGACGGCACAGGCGCGCATTTATTTGATAAGTATTACTCACCAGGCAGAAAAGTTAACGGTAAAGTTGCGGGCATGCTAGACGGGGATACACATATAAAGAGGTTGAGACCTAAAACTAAAGAATTACTGTCAGAAATAGCTAAAGCAGTAAAACCTGAGCATCGAGTCTTACAGGATGTACATGACCACTACATAGGCTCACACCATGCGGAAGGAAAAGTACTTAGTTCTCTGACTAGAGTTTACAATAAAGATTTTAGCATACGAAAAGAGTTAATGTTGTCTATAGACTTTTTAGAAGAGATAGAAAACGTTACTATAGTCGATTCTAACCATCATAGACATCTAGATCAATGGTTTAATCGTTTTAATCCAAGAGGCTCGGACTTAATCAATTTAGATTTATATTTTGAGTTGGGTTCGTTAGCTTGTAAAGATATTAAAAAAGGAGGAGACGGAAATTTATTTAGATTATTCGTAGAAAAGTATTGTAAAAATAAAGTTAGATTTATTGGCGGTAACGACGATTTCGATATAAGGGGTATAGACTGCTCTCAACACGGAGACATAGGACCTAATGGAGTCAAAGGCAGTGCTAGAACCTTTAGTAAAACTGGCCGCAAAACTGTAATAGGTCACGGACATACTCCAGGCATTTTTAAAGGGTGTTATCAAATAGGAGCATCAGAAGATCGTGCGCATTTCGCTGTTGGCTATAGCAGTTGGATGAGTACTCATTGCTTTATATACGATAATGGAAAACGCGGATTATTTAGTATAATTGACGACAAACTAAGTCCATTAATGAGGGAGTTAATTAAATGAATGAAGATATTTTAGCTTATACTATAGAAGCTAAAAAGGAAGAAAGAGCAGAAATTGCTAGGCAAGTAAAAAACTTTTTAGCTAACGGAGGTAAAATTCAATCCGAACCTTATATTACACCTAGAGAGGCTATGTTAAAGCTTAAAGCTCAACGTAATGCAAGTGCAGATACTAGACTAGATGCTTGGATAAAATGAGCTTTGACTTTGATGATTGGATAGAGGAGTCGCTTTCTACGGAAGGCGATTCTTTATTAAACGTATTAAATATAACTATTGAAGAGGACAGTATAGAATGGATTTGTACCAACAATATATCCATATTTCTCGATACTCAAGATGGAGAGAAGATTTGGGAAGACGAGAGACATGGCCAGAAACAGTACAAAGATATATAGACTATTTTGATAATCGAACTAATAAGCAATTTAGTTCTGTGTTACAAGAGCAAGTTAAACCTGCTATAGTTAATCTAGAAGTAATGCCGTCTATGCGTGCGCTAATGACTGCAGGACCTGCATTAGACAGAGAAAATTTAGCTGGGTATAACTGTTCTTATATAGCTGTAAATACTAAACGAGCATTTGCTGAAACTTTATACATTTTAATGTGTGGCACCGGTGTGGGCTTTTCTTGTGAGCGGCAAGAGATCTCGAAGTTACCTAAAATACCGCAAATTTTAGAAAAAACTGGAGATACAATTGTTGTCGAAGATAGCAAAAAGGGCTGGGCGAAAGCTTATCACGCGCTTTTTAATTATTTGTATAATGGCAGTGTTCCGGACACTGATTTCAGTAGGTTGCGACCGGCAGGTGCAAGACTTAAGACCTTTGGTGGCCGTTCATCAGGACCTGAACCATTAAAGCGGCTGTTTAACTATACTATTATGACTTTTCAAAAAGCAGCAGGACGGAAGCTAACTAGTATTGAAGTGCATGATTTGATGTGTATGGTAGGCGAGATAGTCGTAGTAGGAGGCGTACGTCGCAGTGCCTTGATTAGCTTAAGCAATCTATCTGATCAACGTATGCGTGACGCTAAAATAGGTAACTGGTATGACGCAGATCCTCAAAGAGCATTAGCTAATAATAGCATTG